ACCTTCAAAGATACTCTGAACGTGTGCCTCATACTCCTCAAGAGTCATATCGGTTGTCAGTGCGTAATAGCTGCCGACAGGACCAGACACGTTACCAACGCCATTATCACCAGTCGGGCTAGGTTTCCCCACATTGCCGACTCCGTTGGGTCCAACAGGCGAGGTCTTTCCTTCATTACCAGAACTCCTCATACCTGCAAGAGAGCGAGATAGAGCTCTAACATTGGCTCTACTAGCAATAGTAGAAGGCTGATCCCTAACAGCAACCTTGTCTGACGTCACAACAGGTTTAATATTTTCACGATAAACTTTACGTGCTACTTCAGCAAGTTCAGTTCCTTCATAATGAGGCTTAGGTGCCTCAACGATTACTTCATTCTTTTGTCTCTCAACTCGAATGTCCAAACCGGACAATTTCTCCTTGAGATTATTCATACTCTTCGAGATAACCCTCTCTTTCAACTCCTTTGCAGAAGAATCTAGATCTAGTTTGCTCAGAGTTTCATCGAGTTTATTAGAAATACTCATCTCTTTTTGCGTTTCCTTATGCCTTATTTAGTGTTAGGAGCGTCTGCCCCTTATGATCTCAGAAGAACCCTGAACTGAGTCAGGACCACTGGATCCAGGACCATCAGTAACAGATTTTCTACCTAGTTCTAATGCCTTTCTGCCTACAGATAGTGCCTTACCAGGAACACTCTTGATAGCATTACCAGTCTGTCCAACTTTCTTTTGAGCAAAGTCAGCTCGAGCTTTACTATTTGCATCTTTCCTCGCCTCCTTATCCGCCTCGGTCTCACCTGCCTTAGCTCGAACACCTATCACATCTCCCCCAAGAGCCTTCTTAATTCCTCCACCAATTCCACCCCGTCTCTTATTGAGTCTGTCACCAGCCTTAGAGTCGTGGTCTCGTTTCGCTTTTGCAGTTCTATCTGTGGCCTCTTTCTTTCTCCTCTCCATAGCTGCTCTTGCTTTTGGATTGGGATCTCTGTCTGGACCTAGTTCCACCGGTGCTTTAGTTGGCGCTGAGGGTCTTTTTTCTCTGTAAGGCTTAGAAGTTCTATCTCCGGGACTAGTTCCCGTCATTACATTTTTATAGGTTGTTGGTTTCTTTTTAGGAGCAACCAAAGATCCACTTTTAGACTTAGGTGTGGTCGCCAAAGATCCACCAGGAGATGGTTTGTTTCCTGTAGCTGCCTGGGTAGGTGTTTTAGGAGCACTAGATCTACCTGCAGGTAGTGCCTTCATAGGTGTTCCTGTCCTAGGATTAACTTTATTAACTAAATTTTGTGCGTTCTGATTACGCATCTTTTCTCTTGCTGCTTGTCCAGCAGGAGAGAACGCTCTCTCGTCCAATCTCCACATATCCAACCACCACTCAGAGTGCTCGCGAGTGAATGGGTCTCTCTGTTTTGCTTTCTTTGCCTTATTCTCAGATGCCACCTTAGCTCTTTCTGCCTTTGCAGCAGGTCTCTTATCTACTCTACCAGATTTAATAACAGCATCTCTAATCGTAACTCCACCAGTAGAACTAGTAAGTTTACCCTTACCATTGTCCACTCCTGTTATTCCTGATGCAGGCTTGCCTGACTTTTTGAACTTGGCATTTGGATAGTTTACGTGATGAGCATCTCTCTTTGATTCTCCAGGATCAATTCCTTGAGAGTGCATAGCAGTTTCTAAACCCTTCACAGTTCCTACGTGTTGTTGGTTTAGTTGATTGAGTTTCTTCTCAATTAATTCCTGATACGTAAGCATTACTTGTTCTCCTTAAGCATTTTCATCAGTTCTGCCGTGGATCCCACGAACATATTGTTTTGAACATTCTGTGTTGCTTGAGGAGCGGGATCGTCTTTCTCAAGGTCATTCATCTTCTTATGAAGATCTGCGAGTTTTTCTACGATGTCAGCTGCGTGTTTTGCACCAGCAAAGGCAACTTCAAAACTACGAGGATGTTGTTGCTCCATAGCAACTTCCATACTCTCACTAACAGCCTCTGACATCTTCTCTACAATATTATATAGTTGAGACCTGGCATAGGTATAATCCTTGTCTCTATCACCATCCTTATCGATTTCAATGATAGGTCGAACCTTCTTGATTGCCTTAGGAACAACCTCAGTAGGAGTAATATCAAAGGTTTCGTCTAATGATTCAAATGATTTGGCCATTAGTCTACTCCAAAGTAAGAGTTGTCATTACCAAAGATGTCCTCGTATGTATCCACTACCTTGTAAGTTGTGGGTTCCATAGGATCAATCTTATCTCTAGGAATTGGAGGAGTAAGAGTAGATTCTGCTTCTGCTGTGTATCGAAGTTCTGTTTGTCTCTTGACAACATCGGTACGATAGTCGAGGACGATCTTTCTGATGTCTCTCTGAGCATCCACAGGGCCGAAGAGGTAAGTCTTCACTGTGAAGTTGAGTGTCCAGATAAGAGTTCTTCTCTTGGTGTAGTCACCAACATAGTCGTCAGTGTAACCAATACCATTCAATACAATAGCAATGTCACGTTCTTCATGAGTGACATCAATCACTTCAATAGAAACATTCAAAGAAGGATGAAAGTTAGGAAGAATCTGTTCAATGATTTGCAATCCATCATCCTGGTTCTTTGCCAGAATGTTCAGTTCTACTTCTAGGTTATAAGGAACAGGAAGGAACTGAGTGTATTGTACAGGTCTACCAGCATCATCTGTTCCTTCTGGAGGAACTGTCTTCGCAAACTGAGTTGGAACTAGTTTCCTAGATCCGTCATAGTTCAATCCTTTGATCTCAAAGGACATACGAGGCATAGAGATTTGTAACTGTTGCCGTTCCGCATTGGGCTCAGCAGCAATGATTGCCAGATACTTCATATAGGGCCCATACTGAATGGGCACTTTGAATGTTTCTAAGGAGTCTTCTCCTGTGGGTCTATCGACTCCTGGTTGTTTTCTCTTAACAACAATGTTGTTGAAGATTGTCCCAAAAGCAATAATAGATTTTCGAAAAATCTGGTGGTAATAATACTGTCCACCCATAATAATTTAATCTTGTTCGTCTTAGTTATTTAGTATCTCAGTAGAAGTTGAAAGGATTGACATCCTGTTGATCGTATACTTTAATGAGATTAAACTCATCTTGAATGTTTTTCGCATCATCAAACGGCTTCTCAGCTTGTTCAGAACTGATTGACACCCATCTAGCTCCACTAGTCTTTCCAATTACTAAAGAGGTGGCAAATTTACTGATGTCAGTATTTCCTGTAACTCTGTCGATTTGCATTGGATCTTGATCTGTAACATTAGATAGAGCCAACTGTCTGGTTACAATGTTCCATGTAGCTACAGTTGCTTCGACGTGTGGAACTCTTCTTATTAAACCAGGATCGTCATAAAGCCTGAAGAATTCCTCAGGTTCAGAGTAGTCTGTTCCACTGACATCATAAATTTCAACTGTCTCTTGGAAGGTAAAGCTACCAGTTCCACCTTCATCAAAGGTAAATTGAAGGTTCGGGAAGGCAGAACGACCAGGAACCTCATCAATCTGAGGAACACCAGTCTCAAAGTCTTCACCAGAGTACTCAAACTTCTCACACTGTAATTCAAAAATGTAACCTTTACCTAACTGGAAGAAGGGTTGATCGAATTGAACATACTTAATCTCAAAGATTCCATCATCGAATGGGAAGTAAATCAAGTCTCCTTCCTTTGGTCTTCTAGATGTTTGTCCTTCCAGAGGATTATTCTCTGCTAAAGGATCACGACCACTCTGATTATTATAAAGATTCTTCACAAAAGGCGCATAATAAGTCGTCCATTGTGAACGAGACATGATAAGTGTCAGTTCATCAGAGGAACGAACACCAAACTTAGATAGAATCTCAATGCTATTATCATATCCATCAAAGGATTTGATATACATTGGAATAGACATTGCTAATTGGAATACATCCTTAGTGCTTTCATGAAGCAAACTGTCTAAATTGATATTCTCTCTTGGCATGTAGAGTAAATCTACACCGAACATGGCAATTTGCTCGATAACAAGACTGTTAACGAGTGCCTGTTCTCCTGAGTAGCCTGTTGTACTACTGAAATACGGATTTGTTGTTGGCATAACTTACCTCAACCCACCAGATCCAAAGGAGGATCAGCCCAGTCCATGGCGAACCTTTGTTCTAACTCCTTCAAATCTTCTCTACCTTGTTGAAGAATCTGATCTCCATTCATTGTAATACCACCAGGTAGATTCACCTGATTATATTTGGTAAGGTTTCTACCCCACTGAGTCTTAATAAGTGCCGTGGCATATTTCTTCATCCACAAATCATTCCACAAGTCAGGATATACATCAGGACTAGGTTTCACCATACATTCAATACACAT